TCCTTGGGTCCGCGGGGTTACGGACTTGCAAAGCATTCGCCTTTATCAAGCGGGTGCCTCGCGGGATTTTGCCGTGACCTACCTGAACGCTGGCCAACTTAGCAAGAAAATCTTCGAAAGATTGTTCCTCCGATTCATCCCTCACGTAAGCTGTCTTCTTACGCCACCACAGCGTAAGATGATAGAAGTCGCTGTCCTCATCAGTGACAACAACTGCCTTTGGCCTATATGTTGTAAATGTAGACATAGGCTTCCAATAAGTGGATTCTCCGTTTGGGAGGCTATCTCGGTCGGAAAGGAAACCGATCGACACCTCTTGTCCAGAATACTCCTCAAATAGAAGATCCGGCTCAACCAGATTACTCCGGTAATCGCAACGAATCGTCTTACGCGTGTGTTTCTTCCGAAGGTCTTCTTGATTTATGAGAATACCCCGGTTTCGCAAATGCCGAATCAGGCTACGGTATAGCGTTTTGTAGCCCAATCGATAAGATTGATTGGTGTACGCGCGTATGGATTCAAAGAAAGCAGCATCGGCCTGGCTCCTGCGGGCCAGGATAGGAATTTTCAGTCGCTGGGGTGTAACATCAAAACCCCCAACGGCGTAAACACCGCAGGCCTCACGGACAGGAATTGAGCCTATAAAGCTTTTATTCTTGTTCACCGCAAGACCTAAGTAGCCAAGTAACTCTATGGCTAACTCAGCGGCTTGGTTCGGTAAAATGACGTCATCACCGTAGACACGGATCAACTTTTGCGCCCAAGCGTATTCACGCTTGAAGCCGCACGGCTGAAGTACCGTGAGAATTCGCTCCTGCCAAGTAAGGTCAGGTTCGTCTTTTGTCAGTGACACTATGGTTGCCCATATAGCCACAGCAGTGAAAAACGTGGTCTGTACTGGGAACGTTAGAGCTGATCCCATTCCGTCATACATCGCTAGTTCAACGATGTCATCACCAACTTGACACTCCCAAGAACGCGCGAGCATTATGTAATGCAGCGTATCCCCAGAAAATATCTGAGTGATTAAGTCCACCGATAACCTATCGGAGGCATCCTTTGAATCTATGGTCGATGCGCGTCGGTTAGCATTTTTCGGGTTTGAGCCGCTCAACGCCAGAGCCTGGGAAGGCGTCTGGTCGCTAAAACGAACAAATAGGGAAAGATTATATTCCCTGACCCAATCCGTTTGTGCTAGCCAGTCGAATTTGAGACCCTGTTGCGCAAATTGATCCGCGACAGGCATTTTCGTTATGGTCCGGACGCTGCCTATATCTTTGGCAACTTCCATCTCAACAGCGACCTCCTTTGTTGTAGGGAGATCATCGGTTGGATGTGGACCATCTGGCGAATACTGCAGCAGAAGAGATGTCTGATATGATGGCCGGAAACGCCCATTTTTATCAGGAACAGTCTTAGCACCAGTAGAGGTGCTGCCAGGGCCGTGGGCCCCTATGAACCCCGGATGGAGTTCAAAAAGCCATGCCACAATGTATCTAAGCGCACGTATATCATCTTCATGCGCTTCCACGGGGAAAGGCGCGGTCTGCCTCTCAATCCAAGCTGCTTTAGCTGGACCTTCGAGATCAGGCCGCGTTAGCGGGATTTTTGACAAACAAAGATGCCAACTCAAAAAGAAACGTATGAGTGGCACCTCCGCCTCTGTGACCAACTTTCCTGTTAGATGTATGCATAGACCCCATAAGGGGGATAGACGCAAATCATCTGAGGCATAGAAAACAGTGCCTTCAGGAACTTCAGAAAAGCTCCGCAAGAATACCATGGCTAGATCCTTAAGCTTTTGTAGCGTAGGAATCCAACCATATTCATCGACTAAGGCCTTGTAACAGGCGAGTTGCCGACGAACCAAACGGTACCTCTCTCGAGGTCTTAGAGCTTCTGTCAACGGATTACAATAAAGGAGGGCTGCATGGTGAGTTATTGACCGTATACAATGGTCAGTCTCACTACGTACTGGAACACTTGGGTGTATTGTTTGTGCCCAAGTTTCCGCGTAAGTTACCGGGTCCACCCTTAATGTTTTATTCATGAGTTCCGCTCAAGTCCCTAGATAATAGGGAAATTACCTGCGAGCAGAGCCTCGATTGGGTCGGATGTCGGCGGATTATCAGAAACGGGTTTGTACAAACACCCGACACATTCCATGATCTTCTCCCATGTGTAAACGCCCGGATAGGTTTGCCCCGTGACGGGGTCCTGGAAGAGCGTCGTCAGCACGGATTCGACTCCATGGAGTGAGACAGTCCCGATTAAAGTGTCAGTGATTGCGGTGGGCGACCAGTTGTAAACGGCCACCTCGCGAGCCAACACGGGAAACAGCACAGCAACGCCATTGGGCGCAGTGCGCTTTGCCTTTTTAACACCAAAGGAAAGCGTTTTAAACCCAAGAATCTGCTGATTCTCCGGCCCAAGCACATCAACACGATGCGCGAAGGACCATTGTGGCAGTTCCTTAGATGGGAAGTAACGCTTCTCAGATTCGGCATTGTCCAACAGGTAGTTGGCACGCAGCCAGGTGACTTCTTTGAAGTCCGCAGCAACGAGCGCGAAGCTATGGGCGTCGGTTATCCAAACGCCGCCATTGTCGAGCGAACTGGCAAGAAATGTGTAGGTAGACACTGTGATCTACTTTCTGCGGGATTCCCGCTAGATTTGGGCATTTATGGTTAGAGCGCGAGTACGATTGCCAAAGGCAATAATACTTCGAGCTTTGGCCCCGAGGCTTCTAACCAGGAGTCTTTCGGGGGGTCTATAAGAAGATCAGTAGAATCTGATCGGATGTAGAACTCATATATCGACCCGCCTACGTCTATTATTTTCACCGATACCGAGTGACCAACTCGGGATCGACGGATTCTATTAGACGAGAAAAAGGTCTGTGCATGCGCGATGAGTTGTCCCACCGGGATGAACATGTCGACTATGAATGTGAATTTTGCCGCTTTCCAAATCATCGCAGGTTCCGGTAGCAAACCGGCCTCCAACGTTGGTGACAGCAATTGGACAAGCATCTCAATCACGTCCTCATTCAACAAATTAACATCAACAGTTGAAATGAGCAAAACGTTGTAAGATACGATGGTTTCCTCCGTAATCTCTCTGATTAACGCCTGCAATGAAGAGGGTTCAGAAGATAATGAATCTTCGTCACCTTTGAACTTCATGCCTCCTTTAGCTCGAAAGAGTGTAAGCGATGGCAGGTGAGAGCGGAGAACGTCAGCTGAGGACTCCAGGGTAGGTTTAATCGCAAAAATATAAGCGAGATAACCACCACAAAGGACCTTCAGCAAGGTCCTCAATCGGGAAAGATATCCGACTGGGGCTGGAAGGGAACCGAGAAAAGCTGCGTCAAGAGACAGGGATTCCACACCCCTAGCTGCACCGAGGATTTCTCCAGGGAGATCAGCAGCTGCAGGCAATACCTCAGTTAGAAATCCGGGGGACTCAATTAACGACTCGAAATTCTTCGAAACGTCGCCTAAAAGAGTGGCATAGGCTTTAGATTGAGTGTGGTACAAACCCGGTTGTGCAGAGAGAATCGACCAGTGCGACTGATTGATCATGTCGTCAGCCAGTGTTCCTATACTCTCTGATACAAAGTCTACCAACTGGCGATAAACGCCGTTGAATGTAGATATATCACGAACAGTGCTTTGGTCAGTCAACATGTTCCACACAATTGAGTTTTTAAGCTCAAAAGTGAGAAGCGGCGATTTCGAGCCTTTGTGAAGCTCCATATCGTAGGAAACAGTACCAAAATAAACTGCGTGATTAACCTGCCAGTACGAATGATTATCCACATGATAAGACACAAACTCATCTGATTTCGCAGTAAGCGTGTATCGGGTATCGTGGAAATCCACGGTTCCATCTCGAGTGAACTCAAGAGTGGATGACGCGCCAAAAATCTCTTGGATTAGAGACCAGTAGGCAGTAGTCGTCATGCGAAGTCCCAAAGGAGTATCACAGAACAACACATCGAAGTCAGAGAAAGACTTATCCCCCACGGAATTGGAAACCGTAGGGAACGCATCATCTAAGACCTGGGAATAGGAAACCGAGTCCTTTAAACGGCTTCCTCCGACGGCCGCAGATATTCGCGGCGACCAGTTAGAACTCCCTCGAGGAGAGGGGGCACTCTGGAACGTCAACGTCTGTTGAAACAGACGAAGCGCGTCGAAGAAACTTGGCCATCTTTTCACAATTGTCCGCGGATTTGACCCGATTACTCGGAGTTCATTACGTTGGCGAGAGTAGCTGATGTCTGGTATATGACTCATGAAGCTGAGAAGTGGATCTGACGTATAGTCCCAAATATGGGAACCAAACGCAGTTTTGCTCCAAAGCAACGAAGTGAGGTTTTTAGTCCCCAAGTCGGTACACAAGTCAAGAAACACATTTACCATCTAAACCCTCCGACGATAACTACATTCCGTTGACAACGATGAAGAACGACCCATGGTCGACGCAGACGTGTCCCATTACGAGGCCAGAATTGAACTGGACCTCTAGGAACCGCAAGTCGACGACCACAGGCAGTACAACGTCCACTAATCACCCCCATTGCTATTGCTCCAGATGGTAACTAAACCCACCAGATAGACAGCACGATGGTGATTGGGTAATTCGGAAAACGCCGTGAAGACGTAGCCCGGAATCATTTGTTCGGTTGTTTCCTTCATACCAGAGGGATGAAAACTCCACTTGGTAGATAGGATACCACGAGTTGGTACCATGTCTGGCATCAATTCAAAGTAATCCGCGTATTGGACGACGAAGTCGGCCAAGACATCGATAAAGGGACTGAGAGCAACGATTTGCATCGCCGCTGCTTTCGCTCTTTTGGAACGAAAGTTCCTGTCTTTAATCATCGATGTTGCTGAGAACAACCTTACGTATTCCACGATAGGACCTTTCCTAAGGGCCCTAAAGTGGACCCAATTAAAGTGAACGTTAGTCGGTCAATCGCACAGGTGTGCGCGAGCGACTAGATTGGAGCCCGTGAGGGC